AGTTCCCGAGACCTGATCATATCTTAGATCCTGTCGTTGGAGACGCGGCAGAACATATCAAGATTTTGTTCTCAGAGCAGTACAATAAAGCTGTGGAGAAGTTCAATCAACCGGAGGTTGCCAGTGGCAAGAAATAGGATCATCCGTACAACGAAATACAAGCTGTCAGAGATCAAGGAGTCACATCCTGAGATCTTCCAGGAAGCAACAGAACTCTTCGTCGAGTATGAGCGCTATAAGACTACGCTCGTGGAAGAGTATCGCAAGCTTCAGGAGGCTGTGGCAGATTTTGATATCTCCAGAGCCATGACTACAAAGTCAGTCGGCCGCTTCTACCGTAAGGTTGGTGAGGCCATCGGCTTGGTGAAGGTGGAACCACAATGGTGGGCCTATCGAGATAAGGAAGGCAATATCATTCTCGAGTCGGCGTTCACTGAACGTGACTACCGGAATGCTACGCGCGCGCAGAAGGCTGGTTTAAGTCGCGAGGTTGCCTCAGAAGATGGCGCCGAGCTCTTCGAACAAGATGAAGAGGAAGGGAAGCACGAAGACGAAAGTATAGGCTTCTCCGCCCCGTAAGGAGACAACATGGCCGGCGTAAAACCAGAGCTGTTAGGTATCAGCAACGGAAGGGAGTACTATCTCTGCCCGGCCGATAAGAAACATCCACAGCCATGGATAGCCTGGCGAGTCCCTGATATCCGAGAGGGTATCAGGGCCCGCCCGGGCTGGAAGATCCTAGGCGCGGACTACAGTCAGATTGAAGTCCGTATCATGGCCTGGGAGTCTCAAGATGAGTGGCTGTTGGAGGCTTTGAACTCGGGCAAGGACATTCATTGTTATATGGCATCGGACGTCCATGGGATACCGTACGACGACTTCTTTTATGCATACAAACATGAAGACCATCCCCTATACAATCAATATTATGGCTGGCGGTCGGAGATTAAGACCACAACATTCGGTGTGCCGTATGGCGCAGGCCCAGGTCAGGTGGCTAAACAGATTAATAGCGGCCGAAAACCAGGGTCGAACGAACCTCCCTACACCGAAGAGCAAGCCGAGAAGCTGATCGACGACTACTTCAAGAAGGCGAAGGGTCTGAAGATCTGGCTGGACAAACAAGGCAAGCACGGTCTTAAGTATGGCTGGTCCAAGTCTTTAGGCGGCCATTACAGGTTCTACCAAATACCATATAAAGATCCTGACGGCGGCAAGGAAGAGAAGGACCGTTACAATGAGATTATCAGTCAGATCAAAAGATACACAGGTAACCACCCCATTCAAGCGGCATGTGCTGACGCCCTTAAGATGGCTGTCAGCAAGATCTATCTCGATCTCCGCGGGGGTCAATCCTCTGGCCCTCTCATCCACGAGGCCCATTTCCTCCTTTTCGTTCATGACGAACTTGTCCTCACTTGTCCGGACAGCGAAGTCGATGCGGTCAACAAGATCATGGTGGACGGGATGCAGTGGGCATACAATCAGTTGATTCCGTCTGAGGGACAGACGAATCATGATCATATCATTCACAAGACGGACGTGACCGTGGCGGATTATTGGAAGAAAGGTTAGCCATTCATCCAGTTCAACTGAACTGTAAGATAGGTAAAGCCTATACTAATCAGGACTGGAGGTAGTTATGGCAAACTTAATCGATTTGAAAGGCAAGGTCATCGGGCATCTGACGGTCATCCGTCGCTTGAAGAACAATAGGTTCGGCGGAGCTGTATGGAGATGTCAATGTACATGTAAGCGTTTCTGTAATGTATCCCAGGCACATTTGGGTAAGAATACATTCAGTTGCGGTTGTTTACGAAAGGCTGTTTCCAGTAACAAGAGAAAGAAAGAAGGGTCATCTTTCCGAGCACTTCTGAATGCTTACAGACAAGCAGCCCGAAAAAGAGGGCAGACTTGGGAACTTTCTGATGAGCAGTTTAAGGAGATAACTTCTCAACGTTGTTATTACTGCGGCGCAGAACCCGCTCTTGTTTGGACTACACCCAGTGATTCCTATAAGCATAATGGAGTTGACAGGAAAGATTCCAGCATTGGATACACGCCAGACAACTGCGTGCCTTGTTGCAAGCAGTGTAACTATGCCAAGAGAGATTTGTCTGTCGAGGAGTTCGTTGAACATGCTATTAGAATCAGCGACTATTGGAAGAAGGGATAATGCCAGGCAAACTGAGAGCTGGTAAGGCTTTACTCGCACAACGCCTGGTCGATCAGTTAGGCTACTCACAACGTAAGGCAGCCAAGCTGGTCGATCAGGTCGTAGAGGTATGGAAGAAGGCCATCAAGGAAGGCCGAGATGTAGATGTCGAAGGACTGGGTACCTTGACGATCGTTAAGAGGAAGAAAGGCCATCGCTTTATCAATGGGCTGGCCGGTCCTGCCAAGACGATCGTGGAAGCATACAAGTTTAACACAGTCCGGCTGAAGACCGATGTGAAGTTTGAGGAGGTTGAGAATGCCCGGGATGAGCAAGAACCCGTTCGGGGGCCAGAAGAGCCTCAACAATCTTGACGACGATTTCATGGCATCGTTGTTCAAGGGAGAGTTAAATGTGGAACAAACTATCGCACTCAGAATCATCAAGATGTCCGTCAGGGACTACTTATATTTTGGACTGGGGCGCAACGGGGTTACGCCCGAAAAGTTCCTCGAAGCTTACTATTACTTGTACCGGGCCCGGGGGAACGATTCCTGGACTTGGGGCGACCTGCGTACTACCCAGCGGTATCGGGGTGTGGATGGTAAACTCGTCTCTACTACGCGCTCGCTATCACCTAAGGAAGTCTCATGGCGCTGCTTCGACACGCATTATAGTCTATGTGCCTTGCCTGACGCATTGCCCATGAAGAAGTTCTTGGATCAAATCAAGGCGAAGAGAGAAGCAATCTTACAAGCCAATGAGAAACAGGTACTTGCGTATATGGACAAATACCGTGCACAGGAATGGAAACGGCTTAATCGGCGGAAGGGTAAGCATGTTTTCCCTCGGGTCAGTCCTATTCCACTCCTTGTTGCTCCGGACGACGTCAAGGCGTTTGCGCAGCTCTATCTCTTCGGCCGAGCTCCTAAAAAGGAAGTGGTGGGCAAAATGCTTACGCGCGGAAAGCGAACGTACAAGTCTTTCCTGTTCACGGAGTTAGAATGAACTATGTGAAATGGGGTTGGGTCGTTGGTGGAATCATCATCGCTTCCATCATCGATCTCGTCTACATGTTCTGGTCTCGTTCAAGCCCGGGACATAACTTCCATAGGGCCGGCTGGCAAGCTGGAACCCTAGGGAAGGGTCGGTATGATATCATGAAACTAGGGAAGGTTCTGCACCGATGAAGAAAATCGAGTACGTAAATGCACTTGATTTCGATCTCGATGAGGTAGAAGTGGAACAGAATGATCAACAGTCCGCACCCGTACAGCCTTATGTTCCGCCCGCTCCGGTGGTTAAGAAAGCGAAGGCTCATAAGGCAGTTCTGCCCCTCGGAGTATCTGACACTCCATCCGTTACTCTTCACAAGGGTGGCGGTAAGATCGTCATTACACCGAACGATGTCCATGCCGCAGTTGCCCTTATCGAAATCAGAGAACGAATCGCCCAGCTTGCTAACCCGGTTCTTACGGCTACTCGGGAGAAGCTAGAGATTCAGTTGCTGCCGGATGTTCAGCCCATGGACTTTGCTCGGGCCACCAGGGCCTGGAGCTTGGTCAACGTGAAGCTGGACGAACATCCGATGGTAAGATTGCTCGCGCGCTATCACCTGGGCGTGACAATCTCTCCATCATTGGGTAACTGGGTCAAGAAAGAAGAGAAGCGCCTGGCTAAGGAGCTGACTCCTTTCCTGCTGCCCGACTTCAAGGATGAGCGGATGCTGTTCGAGAAGGTCGAGGCTGGTATGATTCTTGAATGTACCAAGAACTTTGACTTTGATAACCAAAGGATCTTTACCAAGGGCCAGCGGTATCAGGTGGTTGACACAGCGCGCGGCGGACAAGGCGGAGGAAACGCCGAGGACGCCAAGGAACATCAAGACGGCATGGTGAAGATCAGCAAGGTGGCTATTGCACCCGGCTGCAAGATCATCATGGCAGATGACACAGTCTTTCCATGGACAGTGTTCAACGGCGATCTGGAGAACAACTTTCACTATGAAGAGAAAGTCATCTACGAACCTTCTAAGTGTGTACCCGTCAGGTATCCCGAGCTCTTGGCTATGTACCAAAAGCGACTGGATGCAATGGGTCTTGAGCTGTACGACCACGTCAAAGTCGATGCTGTACAGGAAGCTCTTAAGCGTGGCACCCTCAATGGTAAGCTCATGCGCATGGGGAAGACGTCGGAGTCTATCGTCTGTGCCATGTTTTGGGGCAGTAAGCGTGTGGCTATTGTTGCGCCACGAAATGCACGCCTATTCACGGTTAAGGAGTTCGAGCGGCTTGGGCTTAAGAACTATGTCGTGGTTGACAGCATGGAGGATCTTAAGAAGCCGGGAACATTCTACCTCCTGACCTACAGCTGGATGAAGAAGACATTCGATCCTCATCGTGTCTTCCGGCGTAAGGGACAAAGCTATCTGCATCGGACATACACGGAGAATAGGAAGGAGATCACTGTCGAACACAAGTGTCCCTTCTGTAAGCGATCGTTGGAGCGCTTGGACGTCAAGAAGAACAAGAGCGCAGAAGGTTTCCTGTTGGAGAAGACCATCTCCTGGACTAAGGAGCGTGGTTACATCTGCCGGAACCAACTGTGCGATTGCAAGGTAAAGTTTACTTCTCGCATGGGCGCCCCGATCAATGGCGCAGCGTGGGGATATACGATTGACTCTACGACTCGTAAGATCAAGAGGGCTAAGCCGATAAAGCTCGGCGGCCAGGTACAGAACATCAAGTCCTTTACTGGCGCCAAGGTTGACCAAGTCGTACAGAAGAAAGGCAAGGTCAAGAACGACGAAGGGAAGATGGTTGACGGGATCATTGAAGAGACCGTGACCTTCCCGGATAGCTACATCGGTTGGATTGACTGGGGCCTAAAGTTCCATCAGGATTGCAAAGACAAGAACGTTAAGGGCAGGTACTGCCACGAATGCCACCAAGCAGACGCGGTTTGGATCCCGGCGCCTTACAAGCAAAGAATTCTGACGGACCGCAGTAAGAAGGTCCATCTCAAGGACTACTTCACGGGAGCCATCATCGATGAGATACATACAATCAAATCATTGGACTCTGACACGGGGAAAGCAATCCGTTCTATACGGGCCAAGCGCCGCATGGGCCTTACTGGGACCCTTATGCCCAATACTCCTGCGGACGCGTTTTGGCCGCTTCATTGGGTGTTTAAGGGAGGATCAGCGGCATTCCCGTATCATCAGAAAGATGGAGCTACAGAGTTCTACGATCGCTTCTGTGAGTACATCAACATCAAGCGAGGCCACGGGCTAAAAGACAGCCGTAAGATGCTGCCTTATTTGAAGAACCCAGTTGCCTTCTGGGAGCTGATGTCTTCAAAGATGGTCCGAAGGAACTACGAAGATGAACTCGTTAAAGCCTCTCTCGCAAAGGCCAATCGATACTACCCGAACGTTGAGTTTCATCGCGTGGAATCGACTATGGATCCAAAGCAAGCGCAGCTCATGGTGGCAGCAATCAACCACTTTGAGTCGAACTTTAATCAGTACGCTGCTCAAGTTGCGCAGCAAGGGCATTTGCTGAACCAAGCCATGGTGGTTAGCCAGATGGTGTATCTACGCATCGGCGCCACATGTCCGGAGTACTTCAATGCCAAACTTAAGAAGGTCGGTAAGCCTGCTATCTACGATGGCCCACTCGGTGGCGGGAAGATGTCTGATATTCAGAACATCTGTGCTACTAAGGTGGCATCAAACGAGAAGGTGGTCGTTCTTACGGACTTCGTAGAGATGAGAAAATCGCTGGCGAAGATGTTGTCGGAGCACAATCCGATCGTCTTCGACGGCACATGGGATGATGATGAAAGAAACGAAAACTTCGAGGCTTTCCTTGAAGATCCTACTAGGAAAATATTTATTGCTGGAACAAGACAGATCCGCGAAGGGACCAATCTCTCGGCTGCGAACACGGTCATTTGCTGCGATCTTTTGTGGGAGCCGGGGCTACAGCAACAGGCATGGTCTCGCGCATTCACTCCTACCTCAGAGAACCGTACGTGTAATGTGTACGTCTTGATGGCTAAGAATAGCATTGACGAACATGTCTACAACACTTTTTATGCTAAAGTGGCGGCTGCTGAACAAGCACTTGATCGTAAGGTCATTAACCGTCGCGCTCACCAGGTCGATTTGCGTTGGTTCGTTGACCGGGTGCTTAGCGATCGCGAAGGGCTACTCTCTTATCTTAAGGAAGAGGGAGAGAAAGGCATCTTCGTAAACGAGAAAACGTTTCAAATGATTGAGGACAGAGATGTCTAACTACGTTTGGATTGTTGAACATAGAGAGTGGAGGAATCATTGGATGGATTGTACTACCATCCATATTGCTTCCACTCTCCAGATAGCTGAGCACTTATTGAGGTTCAGCTATGGGTTGGATGACATAGGACCTTGCTGGTATGCTATTTATCCAGAGGTTGTTGATCATCCTGGCATTGGAGACCCTCCTTATCCAGCAGAGGTATGCGCGGATGAAGGACATTTTGTGCTCAACTTTTATGATGAGCACTACAATCAGATTGAAATGCAACCGGAGGATCCACTGTCTTATGTCCGAACAAGCGATATCGAAGGAGCAGTTTCTGGAACAGCTGGCGGAGAAGGCAGCCCAGAAAGTATTGGACGGGCTGGACGACACGTCCCGGAGACTGCTGCTGCCGGCGTGGACACGAATCATCAGGGAGGAAATGAAGCCAATCCTCCAGCTGATAAAGTAAGTCCTTTCATGAGATGGTTTGAGCCCATCTGGAGAGAGTTCCGTGGGTAATCATGAAGGGTATGTAGTACTTATCAAGAAGCCTAATGACCCACAGTTGTATGGGCCAGTAGAGTGTTCATTCAGTCTGGACGTGCGACCGAATGAGACACAATACTTCTGGTCGTCTGAGAAGGCATACAGTAATCTTGGCACCGGACCTATCAAAGTTGATGGTCTTAAGGATGCCAAGTATACGATTGGATGTTGGAAGCCAAAGCATTCTGACTGGGAGTTCAAGATTTGGGATTTGAAGGATCCGATGTTGCCCATCACTATTGATTGGGCTTTATATGAAGACGCTATACAACCAGCTAAGACGTTCAGCGGCAGAAAGGACAAGTATCATGGTCGAAACCTATCTTTTGCTGTGAAGAGCGGTCATGATTTTGCTGCTAGCGTCGCGGAGGCTACAAGTGATCAAACCAAGTAAGGATGGTACCAAGCTTTGGTTCATCCCTTATGAGGGGAGCCACGAGCAAGAGTTAGAGTTCCCTCTTGTCTATGCACATACCTGTCCCAAGTGTGGTAATCTGGTACAGGCCTTGTTCATGACGGATAAGTGGATTGATCCCAAGCCTTGGGAGGAAATCCTTACCCATCAACTAGATAAGGACGGGAAGTACAAGAGGATTATACCTGGTCGGTCCGACAGGTTCCGTAGCCGTTACACGATCCAGACCATTGGACGAGGGTCCTCCGTCAACGCCGAGCTGATACGCTTCGGCGAACACTTTGACCGGAGGGAGGACGTCATCAATGGTAATATCTGTAACTTCATGGCGATAAGCTCGACTATTCCCGAGTACCGGGTGTATGACATGCTTTTGGCTTTGGGCAAGAATCCTATACAATATGCTATAAAGGATGAGCACTACGAGGGCATCAAGAATAGCCTATTGAATAAGTATGCAGGTAAGGATCAGTACGCTTTTGAGCCGGCCGTTGGCAATGGCCCGGAGTTAGTGCTGATTTCGCGAACCGCATATGGATGGTTCATGGACGAAGCATGCATCAAGTATTACAAGCCGTATCAACCCCCTGTGAAACCATGACCCCAGACTATGATACGTTCATTTTGAACTTCAAGTGGGCTCGATGGCTATGCGAAAAGCTAGGTCGTGGAGCCGATTGGTTTTTTGATCATACCTTTGGGTATTTGGATAAACTCTAAGGAGACACACGTGAGTGCATATAACGAGATCGAAACACAGTTCTCGGATCAAGACTGTTTAGTTGAAGCCCTCAAAGAGATGGGCTATCAACCGCAGGTCAGTGAGAAGCCTCAGCAGCTGGAAGGCTATCACGGCGACAAGCGCGAACAGCGAGCCGAGATTATCATTCCGCGTCGCCAGGTTGGCGGAGCGAGCAATGACGTTGGGTTCAAGAAGAATGCCGATGGGACGTTCACTGCTATTATCAGTGACTATGATAAGAGCACGAACTTCAATATGAAGCGGCAGAAAGAGCTCAAGGCGAAGTATGCCGAGAAGGTTGCCATGAAGCAGGCTAAGAAGAACGGCCTGAAGTTCATCGGCAAGAAGCAGGTCACCGACCAGAAGACTGGCAAGCCTGTGCAGCGTCTGCAGTTTGTGACGACCCGATGAGTCTACCAGCTACTACCTATCCGTTTGCTAAGAGCCTTCCAAAGGTCTACTTAGCCGGACCTATCTCTGGCTTGACGTATGATGAAGGCCAGGACTGGAGGATTCGAATAAGCAGAGAGCTGATGAATCGAGGTATCCTGGGTTACTCTCCACTGAGAGCCAAAGCTTACCTCAAGGAGTATGGTAAGCTCGAGCAGTCTTACCAGACGAAAGATCAGCCGTTGTCTTGTCTGTCATCCGACCGCGGGATTACTCATCGCGATCGCTTTGACGTCATGACTTCAGATGCTGTCCTGTTCAACTTCCTAGGCGCCGAAAGAGTATCGATCGGGACCTGTATTGAGGTTGGTTGGGCAGATGCTTATCGCAAGCCCTGCGTCATTGTTATGGAGCCGAAGGATAACCTGCATGACTATCCGATGATCCGAGAGATCGCTGGCTGGAGAGTGCCCACGCTGGATGACAGTGTGGAGATATTGGACCGCATTTTGAATCCCCAACTGGAGGAGCGCCGTGGCTAAGACTATCAACGTCGACATCGATGAAGATGGGAATGTATCCGTCGACATCATCGGAGCTATTGATGGGACCTGTAAACACGTTGCTGATGCTTTCAAGAAGATCGGCAAGGTGACCAAGGACGTCAAGAAGCCCGAGTATTACAAGCAGCCGAATCAGAACGTCATTAAGACGGGACGATAAGTCCCGTCAAAGAGGTGGGACATGAATAGCGTAGTGGATCCAGCTCGTGGATTTATGGAGACCGTTTCTGTATTCAGTCGCCGCGGCACAGGCAAAGAAGAGCTGGACCGCATGATTGATATGCTTGATGAGAAGGAAGTCGAGATTGCGATCGATTACCTGAGCAATCTTTTGCTATCTCGGGCTCCTAAGATCCGAAGCCATGTCCAACCAAGAAGTTAGCGTCGTCATTCGTGATGACGGGACGGTGGTCTGCTTGGATCACCCTGAATGCAAATGCTTTAGGGAAATGGGATCTGTAAAGACTCGGAGAGCCAGCCATGTGGAACCTTATACGAGAGGTTATCGTATGAGCTTCCACCTACTGAGATGGATTTTCGGGGATCAAGGGCGAGTATCAGACTGGACCAGGAGCTGGGATGTACTATGGAGAGTGAATCTTACTCCTGTAGGTGGTCCTATTCTGCCTGGCGCCACGATCCTAAGGGAGGCAGCCCTCAGACGAGAAGTCGAGTGGCTGAATAAGAACCTAACATGAACGTTCCAATCGTAGATGTTTCATTTACGATCGTCGGTCGTGTCAAGTTAGACACTGACCGCGCAATGGAAGATCCCTGGTGGGACCAGTCCGTAAAAGGTCTGGACTTAACTGATAAGATTCAGTTCCAACAGGCGATCTCGAACTACATTTCAGCCTACCTGCGCCATGAGAACTTGCTTAGCGAAGTCCCGTGGTCCTGTGGGCCTGCTGATATATACTCTGTGACAGTTGAGGTGAATAATGGCGGAAGCAACAACGCAGCCGACGAACGGAGCGTCTGAACATCCTGCATTTATTCAGACCTTCTTCGATAGCTATCGCGCGAAGGAATCTCACGTCTTCATTTTCCATGGAAACGTGAATGACTTCCCGAATAACTCTGGGCGGCGCGGTGATTTGCGCAGGGCCCTTGCTCTGTCTTGTGACACTCCCACGATGATGCTGGAGTGTAAGGACGACGAGCAGAAGAAGGAAGTGAACAAGGTGGCTCGTATTCTGGCGTATTATACGATGTCCAATGGCCTTGAGTTTGCTAGCCCAGAGAGCAACAATCTCTGGCGCCAAGTCATGAAGCAGTACATCAAGGACCTGATGCCCGGCACAGCCGATGCAGCCCTTGATGATCAGATCAAGGATCTGGAAAAGCCATCGAACTTTGACATGGCTTTGAACACCTTGAACATCTGGTTCACTGCTTCCAAGAGATTGCATCAACACAATCAGAAGGTTGATGCCACCAAGAAGGGGAGCAAGCTCCCTGATCCCTTGTTTACGATCGTGTTCTTTGATGGCGACGCCGTCTTCCCGTCTGGTCAGATGTCTACACTGGCAAGCGATCGCGGAGCTATCGTGAACATTCGAAGTTGGGCTCGAGATGAGGCGCTTGGCAACAAGAATCGCGTCATCATAGTTACCCGCCACCTCTCTGATATCCATGAGAGTATCCGCGGCGGAGAGTCTGGTGTCAGGGCTATCCTGATTCCCAAGCCCATCTTGAAAGACCGTGAAGAGTGGCTGACGAACTTTGATGCTAGCCTGAAAGAGCGTGCTCAGAAGGGATCTCCTCAGAAGCTAGGCGGCAAGGAAGTGACCTGTATTGAATACGCACCTGGGTTTGATGCCCATACGTTTGCTATTCAATCGGCAGGGCTTTCGCGCAAGCAGATGGAAAACATCTTCATGCGTGCCCAGTTGGATCATGAACCCATTGACTTCCCATTGGTCAGGGCTTTGAAGACCAAGGCATTGGAGGAAGAGTATGGTGGTCTGGTGGACTTCCGCGAACCCGAACACGGGTTTGATAAGGTTGGCGGACACGAACATCTCAAGCGCTACTTTCAGCGGAAGATTATCGCTCCGCTTAAGAAGGGTGACAAACGAATATGTAGTCGAGGGGTACTGCTTACCGGGCCTCCGGGCACTGGAAAGACAGCCATCACTCTGGCTATGGCGAAGGAAGCTGGTGTAAACTTCATGATCGCGCACCTCGCGCGATTGTTCGGAGGTCTCGTTGGCGAGACGGAAAGTAATACTCAGAAGTTCATCGAAGCCGCTGACAGTGCGGCTCCTGTCATCGTATTTATTGATGAACTGGAATCGGTTCTCTCCGCTGGACGAACGAGCGTGGGAGATTCTGGGACGTCATCGCGCGTATTTAATAGCATTATGACTTGGTTGTCTGATGAATCCCGCTCGGGGCGTATCGTCGTTGTTGGCGCCACGAACCGTCCGGATCTATTGGACTCCGCCTTGATTCGTTCTGGTCGTTTCGATGCCATTCTGCCCGCGCTGCCACCTGCAGCTGGCGATGCCAAAGGGCGGCTGGAGATCTTAAAAGCCTTGACGAAGAAACAAGGATTCAAGTTTGCCCCCGAGCTTCAGAAGACTCTGGAGTCTCATGAGGATGGTATTGGAAAGATGCTGCATGATCAACGGATATGGACTGGAGCTGAGATGGAGGTGGTCCTGAAAGAGGCCATCGACAACGCATGCTTCGACAATCGTGGGGCCGTCGGCCTCGCCGATTGGAATCAGGCCTTCCATGATGTGCTGCCATCTACACGTGAAGTGGAAAAGATGATCGACCTGTCGCTTCTGTTCGTGAACCATCTGGGCTACTGTCCAGAAGATTGGCGTGAACGTGCGCAGAAGAAGGGTGAGATCATGAGCTCGATCAAGTCGGGCTACGAAGACGGGACGATCTCGGATAGAGACGTCTAATAGGAAAGGGGCCCAGGAAGAATCGAGCCTGGGCTCCTACTATTTATGATCTTCGTACATGGCGGATGTAGCAGTAAAGAGAGCTTCGAGAGGTACAAGAAGTGGATCGTTGATGCAGTCCCTGAGGGCTGGAAGATCAATCAACGTACCCACCCTGATCAACCTACATTTCCTGGCTTGGCTATTACTTTGATTGACAATGTCACTTGCTATCATGAAAGAGAGTGGCTTGTCAATCATACGTTTGTATCCAAGGATGCTTTGCTCACGGCCTTAGGCCTGAGCACTCAGGAAGTGGAAGTGAAGCTCGAGATGATTTCGGAACCTGTGCCTGATATAGTAGAATCGAGAGAGGTCTAAATGGTATTGCTCATTTCAAACATTGCTGCTTGGAATGCTGCGTGCAAGAAGTATAAGATTGTCACTTCGCTGCCTGGGCAGTTTCCAGTGATGATTAGTTTTACCAAGCCTGGTCCGGATCCTGATGACATAGATTACGAGCCGAATGCGACTAGTGTCTGTGTCATGTATCCAATGCACGCATGCAAGCTCCTGGCGGCCTGCTCCCAACAGCATTTGGGCGCCGCGGTGGATGGTATTACGCTGGTGAAAGCTGCTGCCGCTCTTAAGCCCTGGCATCAAGGCTTGGGTGGTATCGGTATGCAGAACGTTCAGAAGGCTCCTGCTGGGGTCTCTGGCGTCCCAGCTTATGTGCTCGAGAACGAAGAGAACGGCATGAAGTCGACCATCACATCCAACAAAGAGTATATCGTTGGTGATGTGGTCCTGGTCGACGGAGTCGAGTGGACAGTCACGGAAGTGACGAAGGTCTTGTCTGACGGCGTGACGCAAGTCAAGGAAGACAGTGACCTGAATATTATGCCTGACAAGCCTGGCATTCCTGGAATGGAAGAGATACCGATGGATCCAACTCTGTTGGACCAAGCCACGACAAAGATCGCCGAGGTTGGAGATCAAGGACACGTACTCGACGTCGAGAGAGATGTCTGATGACTGACTGGCAACATTATGAAGGGAAGACCTGGCAGCAGAAGTATTGGGAGACTTATGATGACGTACCCTTTACTCCAGCTCCCAGTCCTAAGTCCCCTAAGTTCCCGGCCATTCCTCCTACCATTCCATACAAGCCTGACAAAGACTTGGTGGATCAGTATAAGAAGTTCCTCGATGAGATGGAAGAGAAAGAGGCAAAGAAGAAGGTTCCGTATCTGCCTATGCCTAAGCCCAAGCCTAAGCCGGCGCCTAAGCCAAAGAAGAAGAGGAAGCCGCGGGCTAAGAAAGTGGAACCTCCTCACATCTGTCATTACTGCCACAAGATTGTATGGCCGTGGCAGAACATTACCTGGAACCCTTTGTGGAATATCTATAACGTCTACGATTACTTCCATCGGCCGGAGTGTTGGAAGAAGTGGTTGGATGAGTATGGTACCAAGGGGTCAGAATGATCTGTCTGTGTATGATGGTCAAGAACGAATCCGAGAGGATCCGTGAGGCTTTGAAGTCAGCTAAGCCCTTCATACAACGCTGGTTAGTCATAGACACTGGGTCTACAGACAACACCAAGGACATCGTCCTAGAAGAGATGGCTGATATCCCTGGTAATCTTATTGATCGACCGTGGGTCGGCTGGACAGCGAATCGGAATGAGCTTATTGAACTCGGTCGAGTGAGCAAGCCAGACTTCCTGTTGCTTTTGGACGGTGATCAGGTTATCGTTCCACAGAGCAAGCTCGCCTTGAAGCTCGATCCTGATGTAGCCTATTGGGCTATTCATAAGCAGGGATCCACAGAGTTTAAGAAGCCTTTCCTTCTGCCACCCAAGTACAACTGGCATCATGTGGGAGCCACGCATGAGTATCTTACGCCTGAGCCTGATAAGCCTAAGATGGAGACGTTGCCTGTTGTTGTCCAGGAGTCTGGGCGGGTAAAAACGACGGAGTATTTTCTTAAGGACGCCGAGATTCTCGAGGCGGAGCTGAAGAAAGATCCGGATAATGCCCGCAATATATTCTACTTAGCTCAGAGCTATAGGGACGCGGGTTCCTATAGCAAAGCTATAGAGCTCTATTTGAAGAGAGCTGCTATGGGTGGTTGGTACGAAGAAGTATGGTATTCTTTGTTTCAGGTCGCGGTTCTGGAGATGAAGAGAGGGGACACTTGGAACATAATCATTGCAGATTTCCTGCATGCTTATGATAACAATCCAAATAGGTCTGAGTCCTTGGGTGCTCTCGCACGATACTGTCGGGAGAGGAAGATGTATCACCTGGCATACATGGCGGCTGAGAAGGCATGCCAGATTCCTCTCCCTGATGACAAGCTCTTCGTAGATCGAAGTTACTATGAGTGGCGGAACAGGGATGAATATGCCTTGGCTGCTTTCTTCACTGGACGATTTCATGAGGCAGCCAATACGTGGGCGTCTCTATTAATGGGAGTGAAGGAAGGTCAACACCTTCCTGACTCTGAGAAGGAACGTGTTCAAAAGAACTATGAGTTCGCGCGCGAGAAAGTGTTCGCGAGCCCACCTAAGGAGTAATATGATGGAAGCAGAAGATAAGAAGAAGGCGAAGAAGAAGAAGTTCAACATCGCCGGCAGCTCAAAGAGCCCTGGAAAGGAACTCATTCGAGCCAAGCAAGTGACTACTAGCAAGGCCTCTCGCGGTTTCACCACGAAGAAGCCTGTGAAGACTCACTCTAGCTATCCTCTATAAGGAGAGAATCATGGAACTGTATGTCAAGAAACTACAGGCGGACGCGAAGCTGCCCCAGAGAGCGCATCCTGGGGATCTCGGGTTTGATCTTTTCGCCATCGAGACGGTGGCTGTACAGCCCGGTCAAACTGTTGCGGTCAAGACAGGCATTGCTTGCGAGTTTCCGGAAGGCTGGGGCGCAATCATTAAAGCTCGTAGCTCACAAGGGAAGGCTGGCATCGATGTCTTCGGAGGCGTGGTTGACAGTGGTTACCGGGGTGAAATCACTGTCCTGTTGTACAACTCGAACGAGCCGGTAGAGTATCATGGCTCAGGAGGTTGCCTTGGGCCAAACTACTCGGTCTCGGATCCCACGGTCATTTACAACCATGGAGACAAGATTGCTCAACTGGTATTGGTTCCGGTGTTTCCCGGCACTGTTCAAGAAGCTACCACTTTGGGTGAGAGTTCTCGGGGTGCACAAGGCTTTGGCTCGACAGGGCGGTAAGGGTAAACTGATTTACATACAACATGTCAGGAGATTAGAATGAAAGGACATTTCATCACGTTCGAAGGCGTTGATTTACTATACTAACCAGAAGAGTAGGCTTGTAAATCTACTCAACTGAGGTGAAGTATGGGAAAGATACTGGATCTTGTTGGAAAGACATTCACTTGGCTCAAGGTTATCAAGCAGGTTGAGAACGCCAGATGGGGTGCTACTCGTTGGCAATGTGAATGTAAATGTGGCAAGGTAGTAAACGTTATTGGTTCCAACCTTGAGAACGGAAGAAGCAAAAGTTGCGGGTGTTATAAGAAAGGGCATAGTGGTTTGAAGCATGGTCTTTTCAACACCCCAGAGTATGCTTTATGGAATGGGGCGAGGAAGAGGGCAATAAAGAAGCACTTACCTTTTTCTATTAAGCCCGCCGACGTCCCCAAAATACCTTTGGTCTGTCCTATTCTTGGAATAGTATTGAAGAAAGGGGTTGGGAAGCCAGGTTCTATTGCGTCGAGTCCAACTCTTGATAGGATTGTTCCTAATAAGGGTTATGTCCCAGGAAATATTCAAGTTATTAGCCAGCGGGCTAATGTAATCAAGAACGATGCCACCCCTGAAGAAGTAATGAAAGTGGCAGAATGGATGAGGAGCATAAATGTCGGAAGAGACGAAAGAAAACTATAAGCGGATTTTTGGAGATCCTCTTTACCCAGAGCTTCATAAGCCAGTACGGAAGGGACGTCTCATAACCTTCGAGGGAGTAGATGGAACGGGTAAGTCCACGCAGTTGGAGATGCTTGCTGCCCGCATGAGGGAGGAAGGTTATGGGGTTGTGGTTACAAAGGAACCTGGCAGCCCAGTCGACCCAACTGACTTGGGCTCTGCGATACGCCAAATCTTGTTCCACACGGTCACGACACACAACATGGCCCGTGGAGTGGCTGACTGTCTCTTCCTCGCCGATCACATTCAGCATGTGGCAAAGGTGGTTGAGCCGGCCCTTGAAAAAGGCTTGGTGGTATTGTCCGACCGTTACTCCGACTCCGAGTGGGCCTACGCACCCATAAAGAAGACGCCAGGTGTTATACTGGATGCTTTCCAGGAGTTCTACGGACCACTGCCAGACATCACCGTGCTGTTCGTAGCATCAGATGTGGATGCTTTTCTCGACCGCGCGCGTCAACGGCGCGGCGACAACAACAAACAAGCTGGAAAGGCCTGGGCTCACACCCAAGACCAGATTCGAATCCAGCAGGAGTATCTGGAAAGACTAGTAGGTCAGGATCGCACGATCGTGATCACTGTCTATCCCGAACAGACTCCGGGACAGGTCTTCCAGATGGTCTGGGAAGCTGTCCAAGACAAGTTACAAAAGCCTGTGGAGTATATTGAAGGCGAGAAGTCTCACGTTGTTGCTGTGAGCGACGCCGTCCCACAGGTTGAATAACATTAGGGCAGCAGTAGGTGAGACTGGACACTGCACTGTCCATATCTAATATGAAGTCCGATTGCCCATTAAGCGTCGGCGCCCGATTTAGTGGTGACAATACTAATCATTGGACCGCTTTTGATCCTCTCACCTTGCCCTAACATCTCGTCTCTTGGGTGGTGTATTGGAGTTCGATAAAATAGTAGGCCGTCGACGGAGCACGTCGGTCCTGAATACCGAAGGGGAGGGTTCGAATCCCTCCCCGGGAGACACCCTTTCAAGAGGTAATATGGACACAACCAAAGGTTGGTCAGAGCAAGAAGAAGCAAAAATCGCCGAACTAATGAAGCAAGAAAAGCTTACTCGCATCGAGGCTATCCAGAAGATGCAGAGGCTAAAGCACGACAAGAAGTGGAGGCCTACCGATGTTTAAGTTGTTTGAGCACCTCGACAAAGCACTAGTTGGAATGGAGAAGCGTGATGACTGGACAAGCAAGTCTGCCAGACTCTGGCCTTCAGAGAGTTCGGCTGTCCTCCTCGAACCCACAGTTGCGGGTTTTGCCGGGGGCTGTGGACGAAAGGTATATTACAGGCTCACAGGGGAGAAGACTACAAGTCAGATGGACCCCGTCGGTGCGCGTCGAGTTCGAACTGGTAAAGCCGTTGAGGAAGATACCACGCTTCAGGCTATGGAGGCCGGTCTGCATATTGCCAGTGGGGTCAGGCACTACGTCCCGAACATTGATCTGGCCTTTGAGTTGGACCTTATTGTCATAGACCCTCAGTCAGGACAACCGGTGATATGTGAAAACAAATCAATCTACGGCTATATGGCCCAGAAGGAAATCATTGGTGGCCCTTATCAGAAGGGGAAGCCAAAGCTCGAGCATGTTCTCCAGACACTCATCTATATCAACGAGATACGTAATGGTGCCCTGCTCAAGCAAATCATTGCAACTGCGCAAGCGGATAAACCAACTAATCCGCGCAACCGAGTCCGTGTCACCGACGTCAACCTAGGGATGATCAAAGATGATTCGCCCGTGTATGGAAAGATTTGCTACGAGACACGAGACACCTGCCTCACAGCGGAGTTCGATATCGAAATCTACGAGGATTATGATGGCCTCCACTATCCTCAAGTCAACGGAGATGTTTGGCGCATTTTCACGGTGGAGTCGATTTATGAACGCTTCGAACAGATCCAGGGTTACTTTAACCGATCACAGGCTGAAGCGATCCGGAGGCTCCAGGAGCAGGGGACAGTCCGTCCAGCCTCCTTGCCCGCGGAAGCGCCGGAAGAGGCTGTAATCGCCTGGAAACAGCAGGAAAAGGCATTCTGGGAGAGGGTTGGGGAGGAGATGAGACGCCTACCGACGTCATACCTACCCCCAGCAGACTACCGCTACCGTTATACCGACATAGCTATCGAAAGCTTCGCTGAAAAGGGCTTCATTGGCAAGGTTAAGTTCGCCGAATGGAAGTCCTGGAAGAACGGCAAGAGCCGTAAGTGGAAGGACTCTAAGGTCGGACCTATTATTGGGGACTGGCAGTGCCGATACTGCCCTTATAAGTTCCCTTGTATTGCTCTGGAGTACCCAGACCTGGCGCCCATGGTCAACGACATGTTGGCAGCCCAGGAAGAAGAAGAAACGGAAGAGGCTGAGAGGAAAGTATAATGCCATTTGATGAAAAGCAGTTCGAAAGTATCGTGGCTGAGATCAAGGCAGAGAAAGAGTATGCCGAGAACCTTTGGGGTACTGAGTTCGATGATAAGAACACAGCCAATGACTGGGCATCTTATCTCATGATCTACGCCGGCCGGGCAGTGGAAATGGATCGCACGACTCGTCTCTTCAATCCTATCCGATTCCGTACGGATATGTTGAAGGTGGCAGGCCTGGCTATATCAGCCATCCAGACTCTGGATCGCAATGGGATTGCCAAGCGTCACTACGATAAGTAAGAGTCCTCTCCCTGCAGCCTGCGAAACTCGTATCCTCATACTCCCTTCGCGGGCACCGCAGCTCGCCGATGGGCGGCTTCACTGCTTCTGCCCGCCCGGTCCTACTCGGATCCTCCTTTCTTGGCAGCGACTCGAGGCCTTATGAAAGAAGTCATTCGCGAGCTAACAGATAAACCGTATGCAATCAGGGAAAGATTCTGGGGATGCATGACTAATATCTTATCTTGGCATTGGTGGCTCAGGATGAGATCTTGGCAGGCGCCCTACAGAAGAATGACCTAGTACTTCGGACTCGCTCCACGGCGTCCGCTCTGGGTCAATCGCTTTTCAATCGATTGACCCAACGCTACCGCCCGTTACGCCATTCCTCAGTATGCCTACAGGGGTAGTCTGGCTGGGAATCGGCTACGCTGTTATCTAGTAGTTCCATTCTCGCCCTGTTCCGCTTCGATTGTGGGGAGCGCTTTCCAGACATTTGGAGCAAATGTCTGGAAAAATCGAATGCTCACCACGGGCTGCGTCGCTTCGCCGATGTTACCCTTAGTCTATAGTGGTAGTTCATAGCCCCAGTTATCAGACCTGATAACTGGGGTTAGTCTTTTAGGAGAGACTCATGAAAGAAATAACCAAGACCTATGTCGAGTTCAGTTATCCAGGAGCGCTGTTTGCGGAGACTGAAGACAAGGAGATCATAACCAGGGATGTCAAGAAGGTTCTGAAGATCATGCCGAAGGGAGCATTCTGCTTTCGGTTCTATGATATGACATCGAAAGAAGTTACGATCGATGGAGAGCAGGAGACTGTCTTCGGGAAAGAGAAGAACAAGTCGGGGAAGTACTATCCTGGAGCTACTCCTTATACCATAGAACAAGTCAAGAAGATGGGGAAGGACTTCTCCATCTTGGCGAGTAATATGGAGTGTAATAACTGGCCGACGGTTATCAAGACTCGCATTGGTAACTTTCAGCCGTTAGAGAAAGGAGATATCATTCTGTGAGCGACTGGGTTACAGTCAATGAAGGCGATGACTACTACACTCGCGCGCGGCGATGTGGCACCCACACCACTAAGATAGTGATCGTTGAGTGGCATCATCCCAATATGGGATGGTCTGACGCCGGCGTGTTTGTCAGGTTCGCCCACTCTTTGAGTGGCATCAACGGCTGGGAGCTATTGCATAGCGCCAGCTGGTTGGATGATACTGACGCTGCTGAGTTTGTAGATCAGTTCCCTAAGTTCAAGAAGCTATTTAGGGACTAACATGAAGCGGCTCTGCGTCTTTTATAAGCAAGCCAGCCAGTGGATTGGCAATAAGAAAGTTGAGTGGATCATCTGCAAAGGATGTCAGAAGAAGCTGCGCAATGGCGTCCGCCTGAGGATTCATCTAGGCGGAGGCTTTCGAGATCACAGTGAACGCTGTCTCCAGTGTGGTGGTGATTGTATGTGTTATTCGTGGTGTCCTAACAGGGAGTAGATGATGATTAAGATTCCTCGTATCAAAGTCGATCGTGTAGCACCTATTGCTGACTTGCCTGGGGCATACCTAATCCGTTTGAAGCATTCTTACTTTACTTCAAAGGGATACAGTTGTTTGAATGACAAGACCTGGAAGATCGCAGAGCTCGTACGAGATGCTGCCCGCAAGGTCCTTGATAAGAAGGGAGGTAACATATGCCCTACCCGTTCCGACCGACCCAGGAAGCGGAAAGGCTCCATCTAATATGGGAGATCTACAACTGGACAGGATGTCAGGCCAGTGGTAAGAGTTACAACCAGGGTTCTTATGGGCATAGCAATCAGCCTATTAACAAGAATCGAGAGCTTCCTATTACTTGGGACCTGGCTCACATATTTGCCGCTATAGCCGGCGGCTACATCATAGAGCTCAGCCCTCACTACAAAGGCGTACAGCTTATTCGCAAGAACAAAGACCTGTGGGAGCGAGTATCCAAGTATGTCAAGCTCAAGGTTGGTCAAGGATGCCTGCCGTACGATATCGGCAATCTCGGGGAACGTTGGGAGCAGATCAATAGCGTCAGCATTATGTCAGGAGATGCTCACGGTGCCTAACTGGTGTGAGAACGAACTAACTATCCGCGGTAAGGGAGCTGACAAAGTAGTTGAGTTCCTTAAAGGCAGCCAGGGCGCCTTGGATTTCAACAAGGTCGTCCGCCAAGTGAAAAAGTGGTGGCCTTTCAAGAAGCCAAACTATTGGTTCGACCGGCGGGTTATTCATTGGGGTACCAAGTGGAACGTAGGTGAAGAAGTTCGAACGGTTCCTATGTCCAGGGGCGCTGTAAAGCTATGTTTCGACACGGCTTGGGCGCCGCCAGCACCTATCGTTGGACGGTTATCTGACCTGTTCCAGAACAACACTTTCACTCTGAAATATTGGGAGGGTGGAATGGGTTTTCGTGGTAAACTAGTAGTGAAGGACGGAGAGGTTCTTGAGAACTCTTCTTCGGACTCATACAAAGGACATCGTGGAGGTTAGTATGCAAAGCATTAAAGAGATATTCAAGATCAATACAGTCGAGGAGCTCAATGCTGCCCGCGATCAGTTCGAAGGAGAGATCAATGAAAAGATCAGCCCGTTGGTGGCTGCACTCGAGAAGAATGTTCTGTCCTCTGACGTGGCAAGCCTTGAACAGCATATGGCCTATGTTGAATCCTGGCGAGCAAGACTGGTTAGATTCCACTCTTTCGCGTCCGCATTCACCGACCATGCGAAAGACAGCACTTTTCTGTCATCAAAGACTACGGATAGTGCAGGCGAAGCCAAAAGAATCCCCGAGATTGAACGTGACGCTTTTCGTCGTAAGCTGTCTGGAGGATTTGCGGCAATCCAATCATACCTAGAAGGTTTGATTGATTGCGTTGACTCGCGAGTCAACCTTGCCAAGAAGATGCTAGGCATCGAAGTCGATGCGCCGAGGAAGAAGACGGTATGAAAGTAGTGAAGCCTGAAGTTGGGGATGTTACCCTCAAGTCTGAGGACTTCCTCAAGATTTGGAAGAAGCATCTGGCTGCTATGAAGCAGCTCGAGGTGGTCCTGGCGCCTACGACCGATGCTATTAAGCAACGGTTCTTTCAGCGTCAGCCGGCGATCGTGCGGTGGGGAGATACAGAGCTCCATTCGAAGGACAACATTAACTACAACGTTGTCATCACGATAGAATGGTTCGAAAACCGCATCGGAGAAATGGAGCAAAACTCTTATACTATTCCTTTACATGCGGCGCTCGCAGGCACGAAAGCTGTGAACGATTTCTTCGACGAAGACGCGCGGAAGCAGCAGGAAGAAGCTAAGAGACTTGGTCTTCTGACGGAGGCGCGCGACAAAGATCAACGTCGTGAAGTTTATAACAAACTCAAGCTCGAGTTCGATAAGGAGGAAGTGAGTGCCAATACAAGGGATGAAAGCATTCCGAGTGGACAAGAAGGGCAACTTGCGGTTCCTGTTCCACTCTCATAATGGCACAAGTGTTGTGCCTTTAGATACTTGGATTGAGACCACCCGCCCTTGGGTAACGGACGGCAGCAGACAAAAGATGTATCGATCGGCCTTCCACTTCCTCAAGGATGAGGATAGGATCCAAAAGTTTGATGCACTAACAAAGGGGAAGTATGTTATACTTCCTATTAGAGCACAAGATGTCGAGCCTAAGCCCAGGACCAGTGTTGGTTCCTGGCTGGCCAAGCGGATTTACATTTCATCCGCCGATGTCCGTAGTGCGCTACAACTAAAGGGGTTATGATGGCCAAGAAAGAAGAGCAAGTCGATCTAAACGAGGAGCTGGAAACGGAACTCGCACAGTACAACTTCGGCGACATGCTGGAACTCGCCGAGAATATCACAGACATGTCAGTCGAGTGTACTCCCACTGGATTTCCGCAGCTGGATAAGATCCTTCATGCACAACTCAACGGATTACCACATGGACGTGACATCGAGGTATTTTCTAAGGAACCTGAAGTGGGCAAGACATCTCTTGGTCTTCAGATTCTCCAGCATTGGCAGAGCCTGGGCAAAAGAACACTCATCATTGACGTTGAGCGGACAATCACAATCGAGTTCCTCGCGCAACTGGGGATTGTTACGACGCCGGGCAACCCGGGAGTTATACCAGTTCGTGTTTCCCGACCGCCTGATGCGTTTACTGCAGAGCAAGTCCTGGATTTGGTACGGGACGCCTCAAAAGTGTTCGACCTCGTTGTGGTGGACTCTATAGCCGCAATGGATATCAAGGCTAACCTTGAGAAGGACACCGATGAGAATGCTAAGATTGGAGCTGTAGCTCTATTGATGTCCAACTTCCTGCGTAAGAACGTTGCTAAGCGCGCTACTGTCATCTGGATCAACCAGACTCGACAGGTGGTAGGCGGCTACAACCCCACAGGACAGATTCGATATCAGACTATGGGTGGCCGTGCTCTACCTTTCTTCGGCACTATCCGTTTGGATATCTCGATCATCGAGAAGCTGAAGAAGGAAGAGGACGGTGAAGAGAATGTCTACGCGTTGAAGACGAAGGTCTACACCACGAAGAACAAAGTCTCGCCGCCCTACAAGCAGGCAATCCTGACTTACGTCCTAGGTGAAGGGTTCTCAGTCCACTATGATTACTTTGAACTGGGTTTGAAACTCGGTGTCATTGCTAAGAAGGGTGGCTGGTATCAGTTTGGCGATGCCAAGATTCAGGGCGACCTGAACTTCTACAAAGCCATGAAGAAGAACGAAGAACTCTTCAGTGGAATCAAGAAGGCTATTGGTGAGGAGCTGGCTAGTCATGGCGCAGCCGGAATCACAGAAGGATAACCCACTCTCGGTCTTTGCTATAACAACCGAACCTGTGGCATGCATCGAGGGGGAGAAGTGTGTTAACTCCCCCTCTCATTCTTTCGATCACAAATCTAAGTGTAACGATTGCAGGTTTTCACCTAGGGCGCCGTACTTTATTCGTACGCATCACTGGAAGCCTGTCGATCCAAGGTTTAAGCACCGAAAACTGGAAGAAGAAAAGAGGCATGCGAAGCGTGAGGAAACCATTGCTCGTGCCGAAGCACGTAAGGCCAAAGATCCCGCCAAGCAGGCCCGTGTTCGCGCGGCTGCCAAAGCTGAACGAAACACCAATGCCAGAATCATCAAGGCTACCAGGAACTCTGGGAGAGTAAATCGTGACGGTGATCATCTGTTGTTTGATTCTGTCGTGGTGGATACGAAACTGCAATCAACGGCCACGGAACCCGTGATTCATCTCAGGGAGTTGGACAAGGTAAGACAAGATGCTAGACGAAATGGCAGGTGTTGCGGGGCTCTTTGCCTACAAAACAAGACTGGAAGAGGCGTTATTGTGGTCGACGCAGCCGATTTTGCTGCGCTCACCCGCGGCCTCAATCTGGATCAAAAAGGCCTCTGACGATCCCGATCGCTATTGGGTTCGGCGTATCGGTAGTCAGGATTGGTTTCCAGTGACGGCCGACTGGTTGTACAGTTGTGAGTATGTCGAGGTCGACAAGCCGCATGCATCTACCTTAGAGTCGGCGCTTAGAGACGACGGAGCTTATACTCTAGCAGGAGAACCTATCAGCATGCCTGTGAAGGCCAAGGAAGCTACTCCTAAGTACATGCCACCTCTGTTTGAAGAGAGGGAAGTATGAACGGGGAGTTCGAAGGTAATCTGTCAGAGGCCCTCAGTGACGGACATGCATCAGATTTCAAAACCTATAATGAGCCAGTTCAGTATAAGGTAGATCTTTCATACGGTCAGTACCAGGATCTGCCTAACTCGACGAGCGCAGGAGATGATCCAGGCACGTATGTAGTTGATCCAAACGGCGTGCTTCAGAAAGCTCAGGATCCAAAGTACACGTTCAAGTTCCAGAACGCTCCTGTGTTTGAGCAGCCGACCGAACCGAAGAGATGGATGCCTTACACTATCTATAAGATAGGGGACATGATCATGGATTTCTTCAACAGGCTACAGCACTGTAGCCAGTATGGAGTATCTGGGCAGTATGAGCCTATGTGGCATAACCAATATGGCTCTATCACCCATGATGGTGGTTTAGCTTGGGTGGATTGTGGATTCCCTCTCTCAATCCAGCCTATTATTACTCTGCCTGGGCCAGTCGTGAGCCCTAAAAAGCCAGAGGAAGCACCACTGCCAGACCTGATTGAGGAGCGAGAGATATGAAGAAGGAAAAGGAACCTATTCCTTTCAAGACAGACATCTTCGAAGCCGAAGATAAGCTTTTGCAAGAGCTCCAGAAGAGTGATAAGATTGAAGATCAACTCACTGCTATTCTAATGGAGCCCCATGTGCAGAAGACTGCCGAGGATAACGAGGATAGCATAGGACTTTGGTCCAACTGCGCGCGAGCAAAAGCACAACAGATCCTCAAGAGATTCGAATGCAAACCAAAACAGTAGCAGTTAACCTTCATACGCAGCCTTATGATGTTTACATCGGCCGCGGATCGAAGTGGGGGAATCCCTATACCCACAAGAAGTCGGCGTTCAAAGATGTGGTGATGGTGGCAACCCGAGAAGAAGCCATAGCCAGGTATCGCGAGTATGTCAAGTCGAAGCCTGAGCTGATGGCTGCCCTGAAAGAACTGAAGGGCAAGAGATTGGGCTGCTTTTGCAAGCCCTTGTCGTGTCATGGAGACGTATTAGCGGAGCTAGCAGATGATAACAAAGTGGGATCGTAGGTACCTGGAGCTAGCCAGCCTGGTTGCGAGCTGGTCGAAAGACCCAAGCACCAAAGCAGGCGGAGTAATCATCCGTCCTGACCGCACAGTTGTGTCAGTGGGATTCAATGGCTTTCCAAAGAACATGCCAGACAACCCAGAGTGGTATGCCAACCGGGAAGAGAAGTATTCCCGCGTGGTTCATTGTGAAATCAACGCGATGATCCACTCTTATGAAAATCTGAAGGGTTATACTCTCTATACCTTTCCCTTTGCGCCGTGCGACCGCTGCGTCGTGCAGATGCTACAGGCTGGTATAGTCAGGTTCATATTCCCAGAGCCTACAGCAGATGCTCTTACTCGCTGGGCGGAAGCCT